CTAGGACAGGACGCTATCCCGTTCTAGTGGTACACTAATAAGGCACTAGTTTAGTTCATTTTCTAGTGTCCTTTCCATGGTGTATAATGTATAGGCTGGGCTAGGCTTTCTCTACTTTCTCCTAGTTCAGCCCTTACTAAGGAGTCCAATGATTAAGATTGATGACCACGATTTACCTATACACGTTTCATATTCATCACTTACTGAGTGGTTGTCATGTGGATGGAAATATTATTTAAGCAGAGTACAAAAGATTGCTGAGCTACCAGCATGGTGGTTCTATGGAGGTTCAGCCGTACATAAAGCGACTGAAGAATGGGATAGGTTAAATCCTTGAACGTATTAGAACATTGGAATGTATGGTGGCAGGCTACTGCTGATGAGCGAGAAGAATACAATCTAAGCGACACATCTAACTGGCGTATGGCTGCAATGAAATCACGCAATCCAGAGGATGGAGATTGGTGGTATGCAAATGGATATAAATTCTTGGAGAACTGGGTGCAATGGCGTGAGGAAAATACTCACATGTCAATCGCTAAGCTGGACGATGGGACGTTAGCAATCGAATTAGAATTAGCACCGGTAGTTAATGGAGTGACGGTTAAGATGGCAATCGACCGTGTGTTTTATGATAGCTTCAATAAAGAATATGTAATCGTAGATTTAAAAACAGGTAAGACTACACCGCATAGTTCATTACAGTTAGCCTTCTATGCATATGGAATCCGTAAACAGTTTGGTTTAAACATCACCAAGGGTTACTACTGGATGGCACGTAAGGGAGAATTATCTCCACCGCACGACCTCGCTGGTCTGGATGACAGCAAGGTCGAGACGTTGGTAGATATGTTTGACAAGGCAAGGAAGTCTGGTATATTTTTACCTAACTTCGACCATTGTATAATGTGTGGATATACTGCACAATGTCAGTGGTATACACCAAAGGAGAAGCATGAGTAGTACAGAAGCACCAATCAGTATCAACATAAGAACTGCATCAGGTACGCAGTTAACAGTACGTGCTAACACAGGTGAGGAACTAGACCAATTAGTTGCTACCTCATTAGCAAGTATTCAATCCGCTATAACAGAACTAGAAGTTATAGCTAAGCCATCTCAAGCTCCGACTGCTATTGCATACGCTAAACAAGCGTTCAATGCACAGGAGATACCGCCTTTTAACCAAGCCCCTCCAACACAATCGTTAGGTGGGGGGCGCACGTGTCCTCACGGTAAGATGACTGCACTCCAAGGTCCAAGCAAGGATGGTGGTATCTATAAAGGATACTTCTGCCCTTCTGCTAGAGGTGCATTAGACAAGTGTAAAACTATCTATGTACTTAAGCATGAGCCAGACTGGAATACATTCCTAGCAGATAAGATTAAATAATGTGGCTATGTAAATTAATAGGACATCATTTCTTTACAATAGAAACTAAGCCAACTATCTATATACTATGTCGAAGATGTGGTGAATGAAAACACTAAGACGTAGCGTACGTAAATCAGAGGTAGGAGGGGAGCCTTTACCGGCTCCCTTTCAAGCCTTCGAACGTGCCGGTATGATACTTAGACGTGCAGAAGTTACGGTAATTGCTGGCACTCCTGGTGCTGGTAAGAGTTCTATTGCATTACATATAGCTGCAAGATTAAAACAACCAACATTATATTTTTCAGCTGATACTAATGCACATACCATGGCTATGCGATTGATTGCTATGTCAGGCAAGATGACTCAACAGCAAGCGGAGAATCTATTAAAACATAATCCAGATACTGCTGAGTCTATCCTTGCTAACAACAATCATTTGTATTGGTCATTTGAACCTAGCCCTACACTTAAAGATTTAGATGAAGAGGTTGCTGCATTCGAGACTATGTGGGGTAGAAGTCCTACCCTTATAGTTGTTGATAACCTAATGGACATCTCAATGGATGGACATGAAGAGTTCTCTGGTATGCGAGCAGCAATGAAAGAACTTAAGTACCTAGCAAGGGATACCAATGCATGTGTGTTGGTACTGCACCACACTAAAGAAGGATACGAGGGTAGACCATGTCAACCACGCTCATCTCTACAAGGTATGGTTAATCAGATACCTGCTATGGTATTAACAGTTGGTCAACAGCTAATGCATGAAGGTAAAGATACATACCTATGTGTAGCACCAGTAAAGAATCGTTATGGTAAGGCTGACCAAACTGGTAACACATATGTTACCTTAAGTTTTGAACCAGGTTCTATGTATCTAGAAGACACGTATAAAGATTATCAACAAGTAGAAATGCCAGTATGAGTTCAGCCTCTAAGGCTAAGGGTAGCCAAGCAGAACGTGATGTAGTAAAGTATCTTAAAGAATGGTTCCCTTATGTAGACCGTCGCTTAGCTGGTGCAACACTAGATAAGGGCGATATATCTGGTATACCTGGAGTCACAATAGAGATTAAAAACCACGCCAAGATGGACTTGGCGGGGTGGGTAGAAGAATTATTAGTCGAGATGGCTAATGATAAAGCTTGGACAGGTGTAGTGGTACACAAGCGGAAAGGCAAGGGGAATCCATCCGATTGGTACGCCACTATGCCTGTTCAAGTATGGATAGATTTACTAAGGAAGGTTACTGATGGAAGAGAAGCACAAGGTAAGTGATTACTTAGCTTATCTAGGTGCCAGCCTGCCATCAGATGGGCATGGCTGGCGTAAGATGAGATGTCCTTTCCACGAAGATAGGACTGCATCATCTGCAATTAACTTTGAACTTAATAAGTTTAAGTGTCATGGTTGCGGTGTTGCTGGAGACATATATGATTTAATAAAAGAGAAGAGGGGCGGTACATTAAGTGAGGCTATCGAATTCGCACAGACAATTTCTACTTCGGGCAACCCAACAGTACGCTTCTCAGGTAGAGGTGGCAAAAGATTATCTACTAACACGTCATCTCTCGGTAGAAGAGGCACAAACATTTCATCTAGGGGTAGTAGTTGACCCTATGCCCGGGCATGAGGGCTTTAAGAATAGATTAGCTATACCTTACATAACACCTAGCGGTGTAGTTGACATTCGTTTCCGTGCAATGGGAGATGTAGACCCTAAGTACATGGGAATGGTAGGCGCAAAGACAACCATGTTTAATACACCAGCATGCTTTGTGCAATCTAAATACATATGTGTAACCGAAGGAGAGTTTGACTGCATCATGATGTCAGTTAAAACTAATCACCCTACGGTAGGTATTCCAGGTGCTAACAACTGGAAGCCACACTACTCACGCATACTAGATGACTTCGATATGGTTATCATATTAACTGATGGAGATACAGCAGGTGCAGAGTTTGGCAAGAAGATAACAAGAGAGTTACCTAACGCAAATGTTATCGCAATGCCAGAAGGTGAAGACGTAAATAGCGTGTTCATTAAACTAGGAAAGGAATGGATAGATGAACGAGTCAGAAATTGTATTGCTTCTTGATGAAAGTATATGGAATCACGTTAAACATATGGACCAGTCAGTTGGCATACAGCTAACCGAAGATAAAGGTCTTGATATATTGGGTGCTTTGTACGATATCTACCATACTAATAAGGAAGATAAAGAACAAGCACAAGAATTGCTAATAGGTTTAGCAGCACTACTAGTAGCCGCTCCATTGGGTCAAGCCGATAGGGTATGGGAAGAACTAATGGTTCATGAAGGCATGAGAAACTTTGAGCTAAGCGTGGAAGGATTACTTAATGGAAAACATGGAGCATAATATAGATGTCATCATCGCAGACCTCAAGAATTTACTACTCAAAAAGCAGCACGATTACGGTCCGCTCAACATATCTAATGCACCCGGTGGTCCTATCAATGGACTACGAGTACGAATGTATGACAAACTCGCAAGGATTAACAACCTTTACGAGAAGGGTGGCGACACGCCGAACTACGAATCAGTCGCTGATTCCTTCATGGACCTAGCAAACTATGCCATAATAGGACTATTGGTTCAAAACGGACAATGGGAAGGCTTGCCTAATGGCAACACATCAACGCCGAATAGTAGTATTGAGCGACCTGCAGATACCTTATCAAGACGACAAGAGTGTCAATGCAGTAATGAAGTTCATCAAATGGTACAAGCCCCACGAGTTGTGGTGCGTGGGTGATGAGCTAGACGCACCCGAACCATCGCGTTGGAATAAGGGTATGGCTGGTGAGTACGCACCAACCCTACAAGATTCAATTGATTTAACGTACAACATAATGGCAGACTTTAGAGCAGCACTCGGTAGAAATAAACCGTTTGTTATTCAAAGGTCTAATCATACGGATAGAATACAGACTTACATTAGAAAATATGCCCCGGCATTCGGCTCTCTTGATACTCTCAAGATAGAAGAATTGCTGGGGTATCATTCTTTAGACATACAATACCTGCACAAATTTAAAGAACTTCTACCAGGCTGGGTAATGGCACACGGTGATGAAGGCAGGGCAATACAGACTCCTGGAAGTACAGCCATGTCATTAGCTAATAAGCTAGGCAAGAGTGTCGTATGCGGGCACACACACAAACTGGGACTACAACATCAGACCACTGGATTAAATGGTAAGAACAAAACTATCTATGGTATGGAAGTCGGTCATCTGATGGACATGAAGCAGGCAAGTTACTTAACCTCTGGTGTAGCTAACTGGCAACAGGGCATAGGTATCTTAGTTGAGAAGAACCGTAAAGTAATTCCTTATACCGTACCTATTATCGATGGAGACATTAAGCTTCCATGAAATACAACATTGATAAGTGGCTAGATTACAAGGACATGATGGTACAGATAGCCTCAGAGTATAGGAAAAAATATCCTATGGTTGAGGTAGATGACCTGCAACAAGAGATGTATCTCTGGTTTGTTACCCACCCTAATAAGTTTAAAGAGTGGGATGCTCTTGATGAAAAGGATAAGAACAAGCTTATGGCTAAGTCATTACGTAATCAATGCCTTAAGTATTGTGAAAAAGAAAAAGCTAAGAATCAAGGCTACGACCTGACAGATTTATATTACTATGATGTGTCAGTCGTTGAAGCTTTCCTGCCCTCAATTATTACTGAGAGCTATGAGATGCCTACCAAGATTAAAGATTTAAATCTTAAGTTCAACAATGGTGCAATAAATGATGGCATGAACTGGCTTGCCCTGCGTTCTGATATAGCTAAGGGTTACTACAGATTGCCGGAATCTAAACAGAACATACTGCGCCTTCGCTATATGAATGAACAGACTGAGTGGTCTGAGCTGGCAGAACATATGGGTACTAGCAGTGCAGATGGTGCACGTAAGAAAGTCGAGAGAGCCTTGGCTTCTATAGTACAAAACCTAGGCGGTTGGCGTGCTTACTTTGACCAGGATATTCAAGATGAGAATCAAGAGACGAAGCAAAAAGAAGTATAACGCTGACTACAGAGGCATACCTACAGAGGTATGTCCTTGTGGCTCACAGTTATGGAATCTAAAAGTAATGTTTCAAGAGCAAACTATATCTATGTACTTTCTGGATATGGAGTGTGCCCTTTGTGGCAGCTTAGCCACTGCTCCTACTGAAGTAGACGGATGTGATTAATGCCTACCTATGATTATAAGTGTGATGTATGTTCAAGTCAACAGGAAATAACAAAAGAAATAGGTGATGAGTCTGTACCTACATGTTGCCAAACAAGTATGACAAGGGTATGGTCTGCCATACCAGCCATCTTTAAGACAGGTGGCTTCTACAAGACAGGCGGATAATGGGGCACTTCAACATAGATGAATACAATAACTACATAGACCCTGCAGAAGAACAATGGAAGTTAGAAGCTAGATGTGCTAACACAGATACCGAGTCTTGGTTTGTAAATAAAGGTGAAGACTATGACACTGACATATTAGATAAGATTTGCGGACAATGTTCTGTTAAGCTTGCCTGCTTAGAGTATGCTGTTAAATATAGGATGGCAGGTTACTGGGCTGGTACTACTGGAGATGACAGGAAAAAGTTAAGGGCAGTATAATCCCCTACTAACATAGGGTATTATACTGTACAGTACAGTACAGGACAGGGAGACACGCAATTAAAAATTCAGATTTTGATTTAGACTATCGCAATGGTGTACAAGGAGAGAACCTTGTTAACACCTTGCTTACTGGTGGTAGAACAGTAGAAGTTAAGACAGATTTTAAATGGGTTAACACTGGCAATCTATATATAGAGACAGAATGTTGGTATGTATCTACTAATAGTTGGCAAGCATCAGGTCTATCAGTAACCAAGGCAGAGTACTGGGCATTTGTATTAGCTGACTCTGTTCTCATGGTGCCTACCAAGCTACTGCGCCTAGCCGTAGAGATAGAGGGACATCCAATTAGCTGTCAGATACCACCTAACCAGAGCCGTGGCTACCTAATTAAACCCGAGTTATTACTCCAGACAAACAGAAAAAACCCCCAGTCCTAGGGGTAAGCCTAAGTCCGGGGGTTCTCGTGTCTCTGATGGGCCTTTAAAGCCCGATTAGAGGTATGTAATTAGTTACTACCACGACCAAATTCTGTGGCTGAGGAATCCAAAGCCTTAAGAAGAGGTCCTGCTACTGCTGCAACTCCTGCTGTTGCTAATGCCTTCAGGTCTGTATTACCAGCAAGGTATAGAGCAAGCACTGCAGCGAAAGCTGCACGAGCATAAGAGATTACAATTGCTTTTAGTTTAGCTGTATTCATTATTGTCCTTTAAGGGCGAGCAACGCCCATTACTAGGGAGTAGGCACGTTTCTTTAGATACACACCATCTCCGTTTGACTGACTGCCCTTAGCGTCCCCTGAGGTATTACCCTCATAGACCATAAGGTATTTCTTTCCATCGTTGCTAGCACATATGCCGACATGGTCAGCCTGTGCATCTGCATCGAACTGAAAGAAAACAATGTCCCCAGCCTGAGCCTTACCTACTGGCACAGTCTTATTGTTTTTAATAAACCATTTAAGTCCTGCATCACAAGAAGCAAATCCCTTTTTAGTTTGGGCTGCTATCTTAGATACTAATCCTGCTTGGTCATAACACCAAGATACAAACATTGCACACCAAGGGTTGTTGTTTAACCCATACCACTTGCCGTACATGCTGTCATTGTTACTGCCCACTTCTTGGTATCCAAGTTGTGACTTAGCTATATCTACTACACTCATTATTTTTTCCTTATCCATACTTGCCATCCCTTACGGAATATTTCTATTTCATTCTCGTGCTTTGCTAACCACGCATCTATTGCTGGCTTAGGGTTTTTATCCGTACCATCTGGATGGTCCCACTCGTAGTCATCAAAGGCTAGTATGCCACCGGACTTGAGTAAGTCCCATGATAGGTCAGCATCTAAAGTAACTGACTCTGGTAGGTGGTCACCATCAATATAGATAAAGTCATACTTAACATCTCTATGTTCTTTTAACCACTCACCACTAAATGCTTTATGTGATGCTACCTTTTTAGCATAAGGCTTCATCTGTTCTTTATAAGCTTCTTGTATATCATCCCAGTCATAGACTGATTCATGGGATAGGTTGCCACACCAAGGGTCAATGTCTACTAGTAATGATGATGGGTCTGTAAGTACATTCTCAAGTAACCAGACAGATGCGTTGCCAGTAAAGACACCTATCTGTAGGAACTTAAGGTTCTTCTTACCTTTGAGTTCTAGTAATCCATTCTCAAAATCATGGACAGTAGCGTTATCATAAAACCATTTAGGGAAGTTGTCTGCCTTACTCATCGTTAGAGTTCCGCAATGGGTAGGTAATTGCCCAGACTACAAGAGTCAGTATGATTGCATAACCAACCACTGTCTTAGCTGAACCAGTTAATACAACCCATGCAATAAACATACCTAGTAAAGTCCATAGTTGCTGGACCATATCTTTTAATACGCTCAAGGTTTTCTCCTTCTTAGTAATTTAATATTCTCATTTGATGGTGCACTGGAACCTCCACCTGTAGGGGTGGTTGTTCTTGTAGCAGTGGCTGCGCCTACTGCATTGATAGCAGCTTGACCAGCAATAACGGATGCAATGATTGTTTGCTCTGATGTTGTTCTTTCTTCATCAGACATATCTGCACCAATGTTTGATATAGCAGTAAGTACTTGTGCTGGATTCTCAAAGATTGCTGAGATTAACTGTGCTGGATTTTCTAATAGTTGCAGAGCTACTACCGTGCCAGCCTCAAGCACTACACCATTGTCTAGTTGAACTGGTGTTTCAGGTGCTAAGGTTTCTAAATCTACTTCATCTGCTTGTACAACTTCTTCAACAGGTGGTTCCTCAACTGGTACTGGTGCTTCTTCTACCACATCAGGAGGTTCCTCAGCCTCTACGGGAGGCTCTTCTACTTCAACAGGCGGTTCTTCTATAACAACAGGTGGTTCTTCTACTACTACTGGAGGCTCGGGCTCCATAGCAGGAGGAGGTATAACAATTGCAGGAGGCTCAGGTGCCACAACGGGAGGTTCAGGAGCGGGAGTAGGAGCAACTGGTGTACTTGTATCTACCGTTGCAGTAGTGCCATCAACTGATGCCGTGCTTGTATCTATCACCACAGTAGTTGTATCTATTGGTGGTGGAATTAAATTACTACTTAAGGTATAAGTTCCTATTGCATACCGACTAGCAACTACATAGTCATATGAGGTAGCACGAATTGTATAGGTATCAGCTGTTAGTGTTCCACTAATTGCAGATGCATACCAGTTATTTAAAGAATGGTTACTATCATCATCAGCTCGTATAGCATTAACCGTTGTGCTGTCAGCAACGCCACGGTATAACCATAGCCAGGAATCTACCCAAGCTACACGTTCTACTGTGCGAGAATCAACCACCTCAAACCTAGGTCCAGTGGTTGTAGTAATAACATAAGCTGTTGTTGTATCTACACTTACTACTACATCTACATAAGCAGTTGTAGCATCAAGGTTAATAATTATATCTTCTGCACTAGCTGGTGTTGGTATAAAGAGTAAGCTAATCCCTATTACTAAGAAGCAGATAAATTTGGTCAACACGGGCCTCGAGTCTATTCACTTGGTCTTTCACTGAACTGCCCCCGTTTGGTTTTAATTCTTCAAGATAATGTTTAACTAACCATCTAATTGAACCAGCAAAGCTGGCTACAATAGTTGTTACTGCAATGGCTATACCAGCCCACTCACTACTACTCATTATACTGTCCTAATCATAATCTCTATGACTCCTCCAAACCCATCAAAGGTTCTATCAGGTGGTGTCATACGTGTGAATGAAATTTGTTCTATCACTGCTTGTTGTAACTCACCAGTGGTTAGGTCTTGCCAGCTAAGTACATCTCCAGATTTTTCTAATGCTTCTAGCGTAGCAATACGCTCAGATGCTCTACCCGAATAACCTACGACTGTGTTGTATCTATCTGTTTCTATATCAAAACAATAAACAGGAAACTTAATTAACCTTACACGAGGTGTAGCAATAGTTGCCTTAGCTTGGAACCCTTTAAAGGTAGGACCAGTTGAGGTAGTAGTACCATCACGGGTCAATGTAAATTTATATGCTAGAAATTCTTGAGCAGTCTCAGGTTGAAGAGTGGTTATTTCTACCGGACTAACACCAGTATCGTAGACAACATGGTCATACTCAACATCTTCACCTAGAGTATTACTAGCTACACTTGATAGAGTCATAGACCCAGCTTTGAATATACCACGTCCTATTAAACGTTTAAAGTTTTTAGGCTCTAATGTTCCATAGCGGATTTTACCAGTCTTGATATAGCCACTTGATATTAAAGTAGATGCAGATTGAATAGCAATACCGTTGCTACCTGATGTAGTAAATGCTAGTTGATTTGAAGTACCAATAAAGTCTACGCTAGTAGCGTAACCAGATACCCCATCAAGGTATGTATCGGTAGCATAGGCAAAACGTAATGTCTCAAGCTCGTTACCTAGGTCAATTCTGTATAGTCCAGGGCAACCATTGATAGAACCAGTTGCGTAAATAAATCTATCTCTAAATGCAAAGTCTAGTCCTGTGTTGTCTGCTTCAATAATTAATGGACCATAGCTTAGGTCGCCATTGGTATCTGATATAGAAGCTACTCGTACACCCTTGTTAGTACCAATTACTAGGTAACCTAAATAGGATTCAATTTTAAGTGGGTACTCACCGCTAGGTAATTGTGCTGCAACAATACCTGAGGTAAGGGTTGGCATAACGCCAGCAGTAGATAAAATAAATTTGTAGATAGCACCACTAGTACCAGCATAACCAGCAGCATAGATGGCAGAGCCACCTTCTGATATGGATGTCCAAGTCCAACCAGAGTTAGGATGAGTATAAGCAGCAGTAGGCAATGTATGAGCTGAGCCTTTAGCAGCAGTTAATTCATAAATAGATGTACCAATACCAGCAACAAGACGTTGTTTAACCCAACCCAGTACTATCTTTTCCTCACCAGTATTATAAAATTCTGTATACCCAGCGGTAGGTGTACTGATAGGACCTGTATATATATGGTCATTATCTGCAATGAATAAGTTAGTTCCATCGGTTGCAATAGCAAGGGTAGCTGTATCTAAACCAGCAGTAACTGGATGTGTATAAGTAACAGCAGTACCATCAGCAGTGTAGTTCTTAATAGTTGTATTTGCTGGAGTCCAGCCAAGTATCTTGTCTGTTCCATTATCCATTATAGATATAGCTTTATATATACCTGTGCTTACTGCGGTGTTAGTGCTTTCTTTAAGTAAAGTAACCTGTCCTTTAGTCCAGACATCTACACCTAATGAGTCAGCAAACCTATGCGCTGTTGTCTCACCAGCAGATGGGTCATAGAACTTAATGCCTGTGCCATTATGAAATGATGATTGACTTCTAATCCACCAGCCGGTGAGTGACTGCTCACCTGGCTCATTGTTATTATCAAACTGTTCTTTTCTAAATGGAGCTGTCTGTCTAGTATATGGTCGTGCATCTGAAAGAGCATAGATAAATGGCATGCCACCTATGGCTACATCATAAGCTATATCTGTATTTGTCCAGACGGAGCTGTTTGAGTTAATACCGATATCAACGGCAATGGCATATCCAACGTTAGCTGTTGAACTACCTCGTCCTTCGGTTATATCACGACTGACCACAGTGCTCCTTTAAATAGTTACGGGTATTACAGTGCTGCGATTTCGTCTGCAGTTAGTCCTAGTGCTGCTAGTTTAGCCTGAGCACTTGCTTTAGCCGTAGCCTTCTCTGCTGCTGCTGCATCTTCTACTGCTTGTTGAGCAGCGAATGCTGCTATATCTGATTCCATTTGAGCAATCTCTTTAGCAGTTAATTCTACTTCAGTAGTCTCATTTGTAGAACAATCTACAATTATTTTAGTTGGCATTATTTTCTCCTTAGTTAGTTATGTGTTTTTGATTCCGTATAAGTAAAATGTAGAACCTGACATTATGTTATAGTTTGCTGCAGTAAAAGTAAATGAAGTAACTGGGCCTGTTACGTTTCCAGTTATTGCAACTTGCCAGCCAGTACCTATTTTAGCGGCGGTAACATCAGCCCTAATTATTTTTTGAACAGATGATGTATAATTAGGAATGTATAAATCACCGTGTGAAAACATATTTCCAGTATCTGAGTTAACCGTTAATCCAAGTGGAAAGTTTCCACCATAACCATTGTTATCTTGAGTTCCCCCACCGTTACTACCATTAACGGCAGTAATAAATCTAGTGTTATAACTACCACTTGGTGTTCCATTTATATACCACCAAAATCTTCGGTCAGCATTAGTTCTATCTGACCTAGCAGTCCAAACAATTTTTAAATCATCATAAGTTTGAGGTATGCTAGAAAATGTAACTTCTGCTGCACCAGCACCTGCTGCTGATGCAATAAGCGTAGGACCTTTTACTGCCATAGTTATGCCGCCTTTATTCCGTAGAGTTGAAAAGTAGTTCCACTGCCAAAACCAGTACCAGCAGTTGTAAAAGTAAGCGAAGATATTGCTTCTGTAGTTTGACATAAACCAAGATAAGCAGTTACGTCTGAATCCCAACAATAATATTTAGAAAATTGTGTTTTCCATTTATCAGTATCTGTATAACCTAGAAAATCTATAGTTGTTGTAGCAAAATTTAAAGTATTTGCTGGAGTGTTAGAATTAATAAAATAAGAACCAGTTGAAATTCTACCGCTATAAATACTAGTACTGCCACCTAAATATGTAATACTATAACCACTAGTTACGCTATTAATTTGAGTTCTTATATTAACAGTGTTTGTATCTGCACTTCTATGTAGCATATGTACAACTAAATCTGTATATGCTTGAGAAATAGAGGTAAAACTTATTGATGATTGACTTGAAGATAATGTAGTAGTTGCTATACATTCGTATACTGGTCCTGTTGCCATTGATTAACCTTTCAATCCGTATAGTGCAAATCTGCTTCCAGCAACAAAGTTAGTGCCACTTTGCTTAGAAAGTGAAACGCTGGTAATAACAGCAGTGTTATTCCAAGTTCCAGAGTGTTGTGTCATATATCCATTAGTGCCAAAATCAATACCAGTAAATGCTTTTGTAGCTTTTAATTTACCAGATACGCTATAATCAACTATATCTATTATAGCAAATCCAAATACATTAGCGTTATTGGTATTGCCTCCTATTGTTCCAGTAAATAATGGCTGGTCTGGGTCAGCCGTAGCAGAAGAGGGAGTTCCAAAATCGCTAGTAAATTGATGACGAGAATATGCATTTGAAGTATCTCCATTAAAATAAATTTGTAAATTGTCATATCCACCAGCAACATCAGTTCTTCCTAATATTCTAACTTGAAGATGTTTGAATGTTGCTGGGATAGAACTGAATGTAATGGTTGCTTGTGATGATGTAAGTGCGTATGTTCCAATAGATTCCATACTACTTGAAAATGGTGTTAATGGAGTAACGCTATTAGAAGCAGCACTTGAAGCAGAGTTTCCACTTGGGTTTCTACTTAAAACAGTAAATGTATAAGG